GCCGCGGGCCAGGCTCCGGAGGTAGCGGCCGGCAGATTCGGCATCCGCCACCGAATCGAATCCGTTGATCTTGCCATGCGAAACCAGCGACCGCGAAACGGGAGCCGGGGCAGGGGCGGGGACGACGACGCCGGCCGCGTTGGTGGCAGGCTTGACGGCCTCCGCCTTGCTCCGGGCCTCCGCCAGCCGGTTCGCCAGGTTCGCGCGGGCCGTCAGGCTCTCAAGACTCTTGAGGCATCGTTCCGACGCTTCAGCATGGGCGGCGACGGCGGCTTCCCCTTCGGGGGCCTCAGTCTCCAGGGCCGCCAGTTCGGCCGAAACCTTATCCATTTCCTCCGCGATCTTGACCTGTTCCGCGTTCATTAGACATTCGCTCCCGTGAAAAATAGGAACCGGGAACGAATGCCCGGCCGCCAAAAAAATAAACCGAGCGGGTTCGCCCTTGAAGTTAGGGGGCAGACGCAACCCGGACCGGCTCGACCTTTTGGAAACGCCGGAACCGCTCCGCGTTCCATTCGATAAACGCCGACAGCTTGCCGGCGTCGGAATATGTCGGATCGACGCGACGGGCCAGGGCCAGAATCGCCCGGCAGTAGCGTTCCATTTCGAGCGCGTGCGATTCGGTTTCCTCGCGACGCTCTAGGCCCAATTGCCGGCGGGCCAGCGTCCCGTGGACATAACAGGTCCATTCCTCGACGAGATAAATCGGCTCCCGGTCCCAATCCCGCCGCTGGTCGACCATGTAGAGTTTGTAGATTCGCCCGCGTTCCTTCGGGGGAATCGTCGCCGCCACCTGGCCGATCGTGAGCCGCGGATGCCGGAGGTAGACCGCCTGGCCGTCGAGCAAGTAGATAGCGTGAGCGCCCTTTACTCGCGGGAGCCGGACGCATACCCCGTGCGAGCCCTCATGCGTCCATGTCACCAGGTCCGTCGGCTCCGTCTGATCGCGCCAATACGTTGGGTCCGGGAGCCGGCGGAGAACATCCGCCAGGACCGGCGGCGACGACTTGAGCGGGGGCCGGACGACGGAGGGGCCGGAGACAAATTCAAGAGCCGGCGCCGGCGACTGTACCGAGGGTTCCGGCTCCGGGTTCCCCGGCTCCGGCTCCGCAGTTTTTGCAGGAGGAACGGCCGTATCCTCCACAGTCTCCGGGGCCGGCTCCGACGGGGCCAGCCGGGGAACGTCCATATCGGCGGCCGGCTGCGATGGATCAGCCTGGCCGGGCCGTGAACGCTCCGCCGGCTGGCGGGCCGTGGAGAAGCAAGAAACAAAAACGACCAGCAACAGCATCGCAGCGACTAGGCGCATTTCGAAACCCCATCCATGAGGAACGAAATGGAACTAGCGAACGATAACGACTGTTTCCGCGTGACGGGCCGCAACAGCGGCGGCGCGACGCTCCAGGCGGTCGACCTTGCGGACCCAGTGGGGCCGGGGGCAACAGACCGTCTCCGTCTTCGTCGTCGTAGTGGTCGTCGTAGTGGTCGTCTTCTTCGGCTCGACCTTGGGGGCGTCCTCGACGACGACGACAACCTCCGCGGATGCCGGGGCCGCGAACAGGAGAGCCAGGAACAGGGCAGCAAAACGCATAGCGGAAACTCCAGGGGGGCTATTGGAAAACTTGCGTCCAAAACGACCGGCCGCCGGCCGATCGCCCCAACCCTACCCCGATAGTTTTCGCCCTTGAACTTAGGATGTTCGCCCGGTGGCCGGGGGAATTCATCCAAACCCGCATAACGCCCTCCGGCGTATCCTGGCCGGTCGCGACGTTTTCACGGTAGCCGGCCGACGAATGGCCCATCGACCGGCGCGACGCTTGCGTTCGGCTCCAGCCACGCGCGAACGCCGATAGCTTCGGGCAGACCTTGAGCGGAGCCAGGCCGTAGCGCGAACGCTCCCGGTTCACCAACTCCGCTACGCGCGCTTCGTCGGCCTCCGACGGAACCCATGCCGGGGCCGCCGGCGCTAGGGCGCACTGCGCCACCAGGCCGAGAAACAATAGAACCGAGAACAGGCGAAACACGGTCAACGCGCCCGCAGCCGGGCCGCCTCCGCCGCAGCACGGGCCGCGATCGCCCGCGAACGGACGCTCCGCCAGGCCGCCCGCAATTCCTCGACGGCCGGCTCCGGAATGGCCGGCTCCGGCCGCGCCGATGCCGCCCGCCAGGCTTCGTAGCTTCGGACGCTGGTTTCCGTCGCCATGTATGCCGGGTTCGTGACCAGGGAGATATCGTAAAGGCCCGAAACCGCGCGAATGGTCCTCACGGTTCCGTCCTCCGTCTGTTCGAATGTTTCATCCGCGAAATCGACCGTGAACGCGAACGACGCCCCGAAAACATCGGACCGCCTGGTTAGGGAAATAAGATCCCGAGCCAGTTGCGTATCGGGCGGGTCGATTTCGAAACGGAGCCCTACGTCGTCGGCAGAAAGCCGCAGCGTCCCCGATGAGGTTCGGCCGAGCAACTGCGCCGGGTCGTGATTCCAACAGGCAATACAATCGCCCTCCCGCTTCGACGCGGCCGACGGCCGGCCGGGGCCATCCTGCCGGCGGGCCAGGACGTTATCGAATGCGCCAGGCAAGAGGATTTCCTTGAACCCGCCCAGGTCTTGCGATAGGGAATTGAACACGGCCGCCAGCCCGCGGAAAACCATTCGGCCATCCCCGCGTTCCTCCAGGCAAACCGCCTCCGGAACTTCGGCCAGCGTGACCGATCGACGTTCAATTTCCATTCGTCTCCCCCATTGCTTCTGGTTCGTTCGCCGCCTCGACTTCGACCGCGGCCTCCGCGACCGCCTCGACGGATTCCTCCGCCGGCGTTTCGGTTGCTTCCTCCGCCGGGGGCTCCGCGCCCTCTACCATTGCCTTGACTAGAACCGGGTCCAGTTCGGGGAACGCCGCCAGAATAAGCGCCTCCGCCGATGCCGCCGTGATCGTGCCGGCCGCGACCGTCTGGAGGATTGCCAGGACCGCCGTACTTGTGGCGGGGTCCGCCTGGTCCTCCGGCTCCGCGACCCGCGACAGCGGGGAAAGGTTGTTCGCCGGGAGGTAGTATTCGTCCGCGCCGGCCGACGCGATCGGCGGCATATCTTCAAGCCGTCGAATATCGTTCGGGCTCAGAGCCCCGAGCGCCGACAACGCCCCGTAGTAAGCCGAGCGGGCCGCCGAATCGCCGCGCAGCATCCCGCGAACGTCGAGCCGAATTGAATAACCAGGCATCCCGGAGAGTAGCGAACGCTCTAGGGCCGACTCGACCCGCCGGCACCAGGCGACAAGCGTGTTTTGCAGGAACGATAGCTGTTCCTGTTCCGCGTTCGAAAACGTCGACCGGGAGTTTTCCCCGATCATGCTGCAAGGAACGCGCATCGCGCGGGCGATTTCCTGGACCAAGAAAACCCGCATTTCGATGAGTTGGGCGGATTCGTTCGACGCGCCGGATAGTTCCTTGATCGTGATTCCGTTCGGCAGAATCGCCGTCCGCCCGGCGTTTTCGCTCCCGCGGTGCATTCGTTCCCAAGATTGCCGCAGCTTGTCGGCGGCCTCCGGCGGGATCGGTTGGTTCGATTCCATGACGACGCCAGGCCGCGCGTCGTTTTGCCAAAACTTTTGGGAATAGCGGTCCATCGACCGCACCAGGCCGATAATCCCCGATTGAAGCGACAGCGGGACCATCCCTAGGTAGCCGTTATCCGACAGCCACCGTATATGGCAAACCTGGTCGTCGGTGAATTGCCGCGGAGGTAGGCCGATTTCGCTGAACGTGTAGACGAGCGCGTTATTCGCCAGCCGCGATACGGAAACCTGCGACGGGTGCATAGGCCAAAGTTCGACAACCCGGCCGGCCCCGTCGAAAACCTTTCGGGCGAAACCATTGCCCCAGGTCGCCGTATGGGCGACGAGCGTTTCCCGGAATTCGTAGGACGATTGCCAGGGGTTCGGCCGATCGTGCAAGAGCGTATAGAGCGGATGGTCGACCGCCTTGTCCGCCGTACCGTCCGGGTTGAGCCGGTAGAGATGGCAAGGCAATTGAGCGACCGACTCCGACAAAACGCGAACGCAGGCCAGGAACGCCGATACCTGGAGTGACGAAACGGGATCCGCTTGGAACTTTGCCGCCGTCGATTCGTCCGACCAGTTGATAGGGGGCAACGTCGTGCCGCCCCAGGCGGACCGCATTTCCAAAAGCCGGTAGGCGTCGTCTGTTTCGTAGCCGGGGGCGGCGTCAATCATAGTTCGATTAGATCCCAAGATTGAGCCGCCTTGACCTGCGCGGAGGAATGCAAGCCGAGCGCCATAGTTAGGGCAACGATGCCGTCTATTTTTTCGGTCGATGCCTTCTTCGATGGGCGGATATTGCCGTTCGCGTCTTCCTGGACCGCGACGTTTCCAGCCATCCACGAAAGAACGGGCGATTGGTGCCGCAACTTCCGACCGACGACCAGCGTTTCGAGCAACTTTGACGGGGCCGACATAGCCCCGAATCCTTGCGAGAAACCATAGACTTCGATTCCGTCCCCTTGAACTTGCGTCATGGTCGCCGCCGCGTTCCAGCGGTCCGCCC